CGGCAATGTTGTCGGCACGTCCACCCGCCCTGGCGGCCCGGCCCCGTCGACCGGCGACCCGGTCGCTGACGCTGCCGCAGCCAAGGATGCAGCCAACTTCCTGAACACGCTGAAGGCCGAGTTCCCCTGGCTGGACCAGATCGGCATTGATCCCGCCTGGTTCCAGGAGGCCGCAGCGACGGCATCCGGCCCGGCCGAGCTTCTCGTCAAGATGCGCGCCACCCCGCAGTTCAAGGCCCGCTTCCCTGGGCTGTACCGCCAGGACGGTTCCCTGCGAATGAACGAGGGCCAGTATCTGCAGGCCGAGGCGTCGTACCGCGGGCTGCTCCGCCAGTACGGCTTCGACGTCGATTCGTACAGCACTGCTGCATCTCTCGTCGGCTTCTTCGATGCCGAGATGGACGCCAATGAGCTTGACTCCCGTCTCAAGACGTTCACCGAGATCAAGGCGTCGGGCCAGTCCACGAAGGATGCCTTCTACGTCTACAGCGGCATCCAGCTCTCCGACGAGGATCTCTACTCGGCCACGGTTGATCCGGCCGCACGCCAGAACCTCGTGAACGAATACAACGCCAAGGTTGCCGGACAGAAGTTCGACTACCAGACGTTCATCACGAGGGCCACCGAAGTCGGCAACCAGCGGGTTGCCTCGCTCCTCACCGACATGTCGAAGACCGGTGCTGTCACGGGTGCCGCCGTCCAGGCGGTGCTGAACACGGACCCGAACTTCGCACGGCAGATCATGGACGCCCTCTACACGGGCGGTGGTGTTGCCGGTCAAGCCACCCTGTCGCTCAACGACCTGCTGTCCACGTTCGAGGAGGCGGCCCTTGGTGCCGCCGCAGCGAACGCTGGGCTGGAGCTGCCGTCGAAGGAGCGCATCGCCGAGCTTCGCACTGCTGGCATCCAGCGAGCCCAGGCCCGCGAGGCCTACCTCAACTACGGCCAGAACAAGAACATCTACGGCGCTGCCGTGCAGCGTGCCGGCCTCGGTGGGTTCGGCCAGGGCGACTTCGAGTCTGCCGCCTTCCTGGGCGATGCCGAGCAGGCACAGCGCCTCTCCGCTGGCATGGCAACCGAGGAGGCTGCTGGCCGCGATCAGGGCGAGTTCCGCTTCCGCGAGGAAGCGAATCGGGTCGTCCAGGCCGGCCTCCGCTAGTGGCGCTCGGGGGGAGCTACTGAGACATTTCGTCTCGTTTCCCCACGGACATTCCTCCGGTGCGAGTGGGCGTAGATCGACACGGAGCGTAGGAGTACAACATGTCCGGTGAACACGGGTCCGAGGAGTCGCAGGAAACCGGAGGGGGACTAAGGGCACAGCTCGAAGCAGCCATTGCCGAGAAGGCAGCGGCTGAGCGGGCACTTGCCGAGACGATCGCTGGGAACTTCCAGCACGTCAAGGCTGAGGATCTGTCTGGAGTCCCTCGCAGTGAACTGGCAGCGAAAGCAGCCGAGATCGAGAACCAACGCAAGGTCGAGCAGGAAACGCTCGTCCAGTCGGCTCTCAAGGCTCGGGGCCTCACCGATGACCAGATCGCTGAACTGCTGGCAGGCAGCGGGGCACCCGCCCCGTCATCGCAGCCAGCACCCCAAGGTGCGCCTGAAATCTTGGGTCGAATCCAGGGAACTCCGCCGTCAGCCAAGCCTGACACGGAAGGTCTGGTCGGCCCGCAGAGGATCAGGGCGGCTCTGGGGTAACCAACCCCTACGACTCTGAAAGGTACGACACATGCCTACCGGCAACGTGACGCTGCTCGAAGCCGCCAAGTGCGGCACCGACCAGCTCAAGACCGGCGTCGTCGAGACGATTATCCAGGAGAACCCTCTCATCGAGATGCTTCCCTGGCGTCCCTTCGCCGGCAACGCCCTCAAGCACGGTGAGGAAGGAACGCTCCCCAGCGTCAACTTCCGTTCCGTGAACGAGGGGTATACCAGCTCCTGGGGCTCGGACAACGAGCACTTCTGGGGTGTCGCCATCCTCGGTGGCGAGATCAAGGTTGACCGCTTCCTCGTGGACGTGGTCGGCAACCAGCAGGACATCGAAGCCAAGCAGTGGACGAAGCTCGCCAAGGCGAACGCACTCCGCTTCGGGTACGAGGCCATCTACGGCACCGGCTCGACTGCCTCCAAGGGCTTCAAGGGAATGCAGCAGCTCATCGACGAAGGTCACGGTCAGAAGATCATCCAGGCCACGGGCGGTGGTGCCCTCACCCTGGACAAGATCGACGAAGCCCACGACCTGTTCCGCAACCAGGGTATGCCGGAAGCCGGCCTCTGCACGCGGTTCGTCCGTCGGAAGATCACCTCGCTGGCCCGGTCTTCGGTGACCGGTGTCTCGCTTATCGACGTCGGTACTGACGTGTTCGGCCGCAAGGTCAACATGTACAACGACGTGGCTCTGCGAATCCTCGGCGACTCGATCGACTCCAGCGGCAACATCGTCCCGAACCTTTCGGCAACGGAAGATCCGGGCGACGGTGGGTCTGACACGCAGTCCATCTACTGGGTCAAGTTCGGTGAGGATGACGTCACGGGCCTTCTCGGCCTCGGCGGTTCCTTCCAGGTCCAGTCCTTCGGTGAGTTGGAGACCGCTCCGCAGCGCATGGGCCGCTTGGAGTGGTACCCCGGTATCGCCATTTTCAACCAGTACAGCGTGGTTCGCCACTACGGAATCCTCGCAAGCTGAGAAAGGAGCAGAGAAATGGCTGGAACTGTTGTTCGTGACTCCCTTGCCGTCGACCTGTTCGACGGTGAAACCCTGACCACTGCTGGTGGTGCCGCACAGGGGACCGCGTGGGAAGCATTGTGGCCTGGAGAAGTCCAGTTCACGATGTACGTGCCGGCTGCGACCGGTACGACCCCCACCATGACGGCCCACATCGAAGGTTGTGAGACCTCCGACTTCAGCACCGATGACGTCGTTTCGTACGGCACCATCGTTGCGGTGGATCCGGCTGATGCGACGTCGTACGGTCTGACGACCTACGTGAACTCGAAGTACGTTCGAGTGAACTTCGTCGTCACGGGTACTTCCGGTGTCTTCACCGGTACGACCCTGAAGCCGGTGCTGCCGCATGACCGTCGGGTCCGGGGCACCAGCCCCACCTCACGCGTCCTCGCCTGAGCCACCCTGGGCGGTGATCCCGCCCCCTGAGAACGAGAGCCCTGGCCGTGATCCGGTCGGGGCTCTCGTCGTTTGGGGGTGGTTACGTGAAGAACGCCATCGCCGTCGCCGCCAAAGCCTGGGTCGCCGCCATCACGGCAGCCCTTGCTGCCTCCCTCCCGCAGATCCAGGAGGCCACCAACAACTTCCTTGCGACCGTAGTCGCCACCGTCATTGCCGGTGGGGCCGTCTACCTCGTCCCGAACAAGAAGTAACCGCCGATGCCCGCCGACAAGAGGATCTCCGAACTGGAGTCCCTGACCGCGCTGGCGACGGCTGACGAGATCCCCATTCTCGATGCTTCGACCGGGGACACCAAGGCGGTTGCGGTCTCGGTCCTGGACGGACGGTATGCCGCGTTCGGTGCGGAAGCCAACGCTGTCGACTCGGTCAACGGCGAGACGGGTGCAGTGTCCCTCAGCGCCGCCGACGTCGGCGCTGACCCTGCCGGGTCTGCTGCCGCCGTATCGGCCAGCCTCGGAACACTTGCCTCCCAGGACGACATCGCCGTCCCTGGTGACATCACAGCCACGGGCACGCCAGATTCGACGACGTTCCTGCGCGGTGACGGTGCGTGGGCGGTCCCCGCTGGCGGCGGGGGTGGTGCCGTCGACTCGGTCAACGGTGCGACTGGCGTTGTTGTGCTCGACGCCGACGACATCGACGACACGGCGACCATCAACAAGTTCGTCGATGCTGCGTTGATCTCCAAGGTCGCAGGCATCGAGACCGGTGCCGACGTAACGGACACGACGAACGTGACCGCTGCGGGGGCGCTCATGGATTCCGAGGTCGACGCCGACATCAAGACGCTGTCGCTGCCTGCGAACACGACGATCTCGACGTACGGGCGAACCCTGGTCGATGATGCGGATGCGGCCACGGCCCGCACGACGCTCGGCCTGGTGATCGGAACGGACGTGCAGGCGTACTCGGCGGTACTGGCGGGCACCACGGCCAGCTTCACGACGGCGGACGAGTCGAAGCTCGACGGGATCGAAGCACTCGCAGATGTCACCGA